GCTGCAAAAACTAAAAATGTTTATGATAGAATAGTTGGAGTTACAGGTTTATTATATGAAGGCATGATGCCTAGATTAGATACATTAATAAAATATTCTAAAGAGTTAACTGAATTTACTACTGGGAAAAAAATAACAGAACCAAAAGAAAAATTTGAAAAATCTAGATTTGAAGAAATGATTTCTTGGTTTAAAAAGAAAGATAAAAAGAAAGATAAAAAATCATTTTTACAATCTATGTTTGATATGACTGCTGAAAAAGGTGGTGTAGAAGATGAACTTAAAAAAGCTGGAATAAAAAGTTTTAAAGATTTTCTTAGACCAAGAGAAGTTTTGAAAAAAGCAGGCGTTAAAGATGAAGATATACATAGAAAAGTAAATAAGGTTACAGGATTCTTCAAAATTTTCAAAAATATTAAAGAATTTATTTTTGGTTTAAAGAAAAAGGATACGGAAGGGTTTGTTAATAAAGCAAAAGACTTTTTTGAAACAGCTGGTGAAACTCTTAAAGACATTAAAGATAAAATTTCAACTGTAGCACAAGCTGAAGTAGCTAGAGAGGAAAGAGAAGGTCCTCACTCTCCTAGTATGGCAGATAATATAGCTTCTACTGCTGAAATAACAAAAGAAGAAGCTAAAAGACAAACAAAGTCAGATGAAAAACAACTTGGTGTTTTAGAAAAAACACATAAATCAGTCAAAGGTCTTGGTGAGTCGATAAATAAATTTGCCAAAGATGCGGTTAAAAAATTTGGCGACTGGATTATGTACTTACTTATGTTTCTACCAAATATATTGAGTACTGTAGTTTCAACTGCTTTCAGTTTACTTAGAGGGATGTTTGGTGGTGTCCTAGATGCAATTCTAACTGTTTTGCCAGGCAGAAGACTATTGGGCAGAACCATTTTTAAAATGGGGGGGAAAAAATTAGGAAAAGATATTTTAAGAGGTGGTAGAAAAAAAGGTCTTGGTAAGATGGCAGGTGAAGCTTTTAAAGATGTAAAAGAAGCCAAAGGTATTAAAGGAATGGCAAGGGCAACAGGAGAGGGTATTGGAAAAGTTGGAGCAACTGCATTTGGAAGAGGTGTTTCAGCTATAGGAGAAGCTGCTACAAAAGTAGGAGGAGTATTAAAAGGAGGAGTTAAAGAAACTGCAAAATTTGGCGGGAGAATGGTTGCAGGAGCTGGAAAAGCAGTTGGTGGTATAGGTTTGGGCGGAGCCAAACTAGCAGGTAAAATAGGAATGGGTGCTTTGAAATTAGGCGGAAGAATGGTAGCTTCTATTCCATTCGCTGCTTATGAATTATTTGATTCTATATTGGAAGGAGTATCAGGATTTAGAAATCCTGAAGAATTTGCAGCTAGCAGAATGGCCTCAGGTATAGGGGCATTTTTAGGAGGTAAAGATTCTGGTTGGTCTGGAGCAGCTAGCGGAGCATTGAAATGGGGTAGTGTTGGTGCTGTAGCGGGACAAATTGCTATTCCAATACCTGGTGTTGGAGCTGCAATAGGAGGAGGAATTGGTGCATTACTTGGTTCTATAGTTGGATTTGTTGGAGGAAAAAATATAGCACAAGGTATAGATTGGTTAGCTGATGCAGTATCACCAATTCTAAAAGGAGCATGGGAAGTATTTAAATTTCCATTTCAAGCATTTTGGGAACTTACAAAAAGCTTTTGGGTATTAATAAAATGGGGATGGAAAAATACAGTTGGTAAAGCATACAAATTTGTATCAGAGAAGGTAGCAGAAGGTTGGAATAATCTTGCTAATAAAGTAAGTGAATGGTGGAATGAAGAAGGAGAAATATCAAAAATTTATAAGAGCGGAATGTCAGAATTAGATAAAATAGGAGAAAGATATAAAGTAGCTTGGGCAGAAACTACAGGGGCATTAGGTAGAGTTTGGGATGGAATAACAAATTTTACTTCTAAAGCTAAAGATTTTATGATTGATAAACTAAGTGCTTTAGGACCAGTATGGAACTGGATAAAAGAATGGATAGTTGAACCAGTTTCAACAGGAGTTGGAGCTCTTGGTGAAGGGATGGCACATGGAATCTCAGCTATTAGAGAAGGAAAAGTAGCTGAAGATTTAGAAAAATTTTTAAATGAAGAAAATCCAGTTAGAGACCATAACGATCCACATAAACAATTAATGGGCGAAATAGCTGAAGCTTCAGCAGAAGCTCATAGAGCAAATAGTGAAGCTACACTACAAGCAATGAAACAAGCAGCAGAAGAAACAACAAACGCAATTGTTAAAACAGGAAAAGACTCAAAAGAATCATCACAAAGTAGTATGACACAAATAAACAATATTCTAAAAAGTGTAACAAGCAATCAAATGGGTGGAGGCGGAAGGTATTCAAGTCCTGTCGCTGGAAGTAGTTATTCAGATAGAGTACTATTTGGAGGTATGCCATAATGGCCGCTAATGATAAATTAAGACCTGAAACTCAGATTAGTAAATCATATAGACAAACTACTAGAAGAAACGATGCTTTAACAATTAAAAATTTTATAGGATTACCACCAAGTAGTTATGTTAGTGATTCAGTTCTGTTTAACTCTTTGCCGGTAATTAGAGTATCTCCACAAAAACCAAAAATTAGTGCTGGTTTAACTCTATTCACTTTAGAAAGTGCTCAAATAGAATACAATAATATCTTAAGTCATTTAGGATTTAAACTTGAACAACCAAATGATCCTTTAAGAATAGTGTTCAGCGCAGACACACTACCAGTTGATACATTTTCAAATGATTATACTGAAACTTTTTTACAACAAATGACTAATGCCGCATCGCAAGGTTTGGGACAAATAGCACAAATTGCAGGAGCAAATACAGCTACAGAAGCTATTAAAAAATTAGCAGGAGAAGCTAAAAAAGCAGCAGAAGGCGAAGGAATGGTTAAAGGATTTATTAGATCTGGTGCACAAACTGGAGCGAAATTAACTACAGAAATTGAAGATTTAGTAGGAAATTTAAGAAGTCAAGGTGGGGTTTTCGGTGGCGCCGCTGCTATAGTAAATAAAATGTGGGCTGGACATAGAGTAGATTTTCCAAAAGTATGGGGAAATAGTTCATACACTACTAGCTTTAGTATTAATGTAAAACTATTTAATCCAAGACCAAATAATAATGATTATGCAAGACAATATTTAATTGGACCATTAGCTGCACTTTTATGTTTAGCTTTACCTAGAACAGATGATGGATTCACTTATAATTGGCCATTTTTTCAAAAGGTAGAAGCACCTGGTTTTATTAATTTAATTCCTGCAGCAATAACAAATATTACTGTAACAAAAGGCGGGGATGCTCACCAAATGGCTTATACTAAAACTCTTGGTATTATAGATGTTAATATAGGATTTACTAGTTTATTTGAAACTATGTTATTAGAAGATCCAGATGGAGTTATTCATACTCAAAGACCAACTGTTAAAAACTATATAGAGAACTTATATAAAAATAAAGACGCTTATCAGATATATAATCGTGATGAAATGAATAAAAATGCTTCTAATGCAGCAGGCGCAGCTGAAGCAGGAGGACCAATAATTATAAGCACAACTCCAGATCCTAAAACTGCAGCGAGCAGATTATCTGCGGAATCATTACTTGCTAAGAATTTTTCTTCTACCAGAAGGGTTACAGAAGCAGTAGAAGCAGCAACAACTGGGCCAAATAGAGTTAACAATGCTGTAAGTCAAGTTAGTAACTCACTGAACTCAATCAATAGTGATTTCATTCCAAAAATTAGTGGGGTTTAATACCACACATTGACTTTCTTACTAACAAAGTTATATAGTAGGCAATAAAGAGGTTTATTAGAAATTTTGTTTGGTTGGTTAATTTTGAATATTGTTTTCTATAATCTAGTTCTTTAACTAAATCATCAACTAAAATTCCAACCTGTTGCTTAAAAAAAATCTTTGAGGTTGTTCTTTTAATAGACATTAGTTGTCTTAAAAACGTATAATATTCCTTTCCACATATCATATTAACACTCTTAATATCATTAAAAAATAGTTTAAGAATAAGTCTGATTTGGTCAGAAAATTTTGTATCTAACATTTTAGAAACAAATCCAGAAGCTATTCCTATATTGACTTTAGTAATATCTCTTGCTTCTTCTTTAGCTTTTTCATCAATTTGTTTATACACAACAATTTGGTGTACCACTTTATCAATAATTTTATTACTCTTTTCTTGTTCTTGATATTGATATAAATTCTCTTCATCATCTTCTAATTCAGGGGTTATAATACTCTTTCCTTCTTCTGAAGCTTGATAATAAACTGATGCAAAGCTTTTTAAACTTTGAGAAATTCTATGTCTAGTTTCCATAAAATAAGATGACATTCCATCTAAATCAAATTTCTTAATTTTATCTTTATATCTTTTCATTAACTCTTTTGACAAATAATATAATGCATTAGGAATAGTTTTTTCTCTTGAAAATAAATGAGTTTTTGTTAAAGAATTTAAAGAATAAGTAAACACTTCCGGATTACAATATTTTGAAAAATATCTTGCCATCTGTTGACTATATTGACGAATTGTAAAATAAATAAAAAGAGATTCATATCCAATTGCATCATTGTTTTTCAAGAAATATGATAGAAGTGAAAGATAAAATGTAGTAGGATTATCTTTAAATAAATTTGCAAATTTCTCTTCTTTTCTTCCTTTCCACATTCTTTTTCTATAATCGCCAACTTCACTATCAGTTAAACCAGTGTAATGTAAAAAATCATAATAATCTTTTCTAGTACTTGGTACGAAACAAGGATCTGATAAACTTCCTAAGTTAGTAGAAACCAACTTAGTAATTAATCTTCTTAAAGGAAGATCTTGTACATTTTCTTTTTTAAATAGTTCTTCCATTATACCACCCTAACTGTAATACTATCTTTTGTAAAATAAACATACTCAGGGCCATATTCTAATAATTGATCTTCAGTTAATTGAATAAGTTCAAAATTAAAGAATATACTAGTTTCAGGTTTCTTTAATCTACAGTGACTTACCCCGTCAATTTCTTGAACTGCATTAATAATTTCTGAACGATAAATAGTTGCATTACTTCCGAAACGTTCTTTAAATGTATTATATATAGTTTCTCTTACTGTATTTATTAAGGAACTTACAGTACCGCTATATGATAAAGATCTAAAAACTTCTATTTCAATTTCCAATGGGATATTATATAAAGGAAGTTCAATCCAACCATTATCAGAGAAAATATAATTCATATCTTTATTAACAACATAAACTATAGCATCTGCAGTTGGTTCATCAAATAAATAAACTACTGGATATGCTGATGAGTCAATACATTGAATAATTGTTCCTGTTAATGGATCATTAGCACAATCAACACCAACTAAAATATATCTATCCCCAACATTAGCAGTTGGAGGTGGAGCAGTAACTATATCAATAACATCTGAAATAGTAGGTTGATTTAATAGCATATTTTGCATTATTCCAGTTGTATTAGTAAATTTAATATTAGAGAAATCTGTAAGCATTTTATATTCAGACAAATCCATTGATGAAATTATATTTTGTAAAATTTGTAATTCAAATACTTCTTTATCAATAGAATCATAATATTCTTTTTGAATTACAGGAATATCATATACTATAATATTTGTACCATCAACTGATGCATTTGATCTCATAAAATTACTAAGTGGTTTTCTAAATGTTACTTGACCAGAATAAGTAGCAACTAAATTATTAGATGGATCTGAAATTGTAAAATCAAAGAATTGCTCATCTGTTGGCAATGTAGTATATGGATCAAACTCAACTACAAACTCACTAGCAGTTGAATCATTAGTCATTAAAGCAGTAGTACCACTTGACCTAATTTTAAACTCACAACTACATAACTCAGGATCAACTTCATCGCTAGAATAATGAAGTCTAAAAACACCTTTTGTACCTTCAGAATAAACATGCAATTGATCTGCAACTATATTATATGATGATGTTGGATAACTAGTTTCTAAAGCTGGAGTTATCTTAACAGAATAAATAGTATATTCATAATTACCTACTTCGTTTATAATGTCAATATCAATATCAAATATAGTTAAATAATCTACACCACCAATGTCAATAATAGTATCTCTTGGAATTCTATATTGACTAGTAGGCACTGAGTATTTAGCATTTCTAGTAGGAACTAAATTATCTACTTCATCTTCTCCTGTTCCAAATATAATAGCTGTGAATAATTCAATTTCATTGACTTGAAGATCAGATCTTTTCAATACAGGAAGTGAGTTTTGAGCTATAGGAGAATTTTCAACAATAACATTTATATTCTTATAATCATTTTCTGTTACTAATCTATTCAAAGATGTAAGAGATGCAATTGAATTTCTTCTAACTGATTCTAATGATTCTTCGTTAATACCACCAAATGCAGGAGAGGCATTTATAACAGAATAATCAACAAGTTGTGTTGAGCCACTACCAGTAGTTATATATACTCTGTCTCCATCTTTAATTGACCCTGCAATTACGTTTCCATTTTCACCATCTGTAACACCTACTGTTACTATAACACTTGAACCTGGAGTTGGTTGAACTCCAAATAAACCATTACCAAAACTAATTCTTCTTCCTGTATCTGTTCTTCTTGAAACATATCCTTTATCTGTATTTGACATTAAGAATAAACTTTGATATTCGTTCCAAATTGTATAACCTGCACTTCCTGGTTCTCTAATCTTAACAACTAAAGATGCAACTTCACCTGAAATAGGGACATCAATATTAACGAATTGATATTGTTGAGTATCACTATCAATTTGAAATTCTTGTTCTGTATTTACTACTTGTGTTAATGGTAAAGTAAATTGGAATGAATCAACAGTTTTATTTACATAAAGGTTATACTTTTTTACACCTTCAACAACTGTAACAGTTACATTTGCGTTGTTTGTTACTACCACAGTTGTTTCATAAGTAGTACGAAATTCTACATCAGTATTTGCTCTAAATTTAAAACCATTTGGTAATACAAATTGAACACTTGGGTCTTCAAAACCAAATGGGAATGTTAAAAGAACAACAGCAGTAGCGGGGGTAGCTTCTCTGGTATTATACCCCAAAAATGCTGAAAGATTTAAAATTGAGTCTGGTAATTGAGCTTTTGTAAGAAAGAATTCTCTGTATGCTGATATTTGATAAAACAATAAATTACTAGTTAGGGTAGAAAGAATATCAATCATGAAACTCAAAAATGATGATTTGGTCAGATCTACATTTTCTAATTCCAAATAGTTCTTAACTTGGTCACTGATTTGTTCTCTTATACTATCTCTAGAAGTATAAATCTGACTAGATAAAGTTGTTTCTGCCATTATTAATCTCCTTTAGCAAGGAATAACGTTTCTTAATGGAAAATAAAATCCAGCTTTTTTATCGAACATATTTTTCAAACATTCGCGTAGAGTTTCATGTTTTACTAATAATTTTGAAATAAATTGTGCATCTGGTAAAGTATGAATTTGCTTAGTATACTCAACAAATGAATATACATTTTCAACTGATGGTTCAATTTGATCTAATGTAAAACTTTGAAATACTTGTGTTCTTAATCTCCAGAATCTTCTTTCAGTTGGTGGGTGAATTTCAACACCAGTTACTTGATATACTGGATAGTTATCAGAAGTTGGATTTAAAAATGAACTTTCAAATTTTACTATATCGCCAGGATAAGGTTTTAGATTATAACTACTAGGAATAACCAAAACAGTTTCTGAATATCTAGTGTAACCAATATCTTGTGCATCAAATGAAACTGACATATCTTCAGTAAAGAAAACAGGCAATAATAAAATTTTGTTTCTTTTTGTTCCTGATAATTCCCCTACTGGTTCATACGATCCACCCATTAAATCGGTATCCCAAACTGAGTCGGTAACATTTAGATTATAATAAGTAGCTAAATAGGCAACTACATGCTTACTATAATAATTATATAGTAAATCTTGATACTCATGAATATAGTCATAAATACGACTATATAATTGCATGTAGTGAGAATCCATTATTGTTTTTCCTTCTCCCTATCTCGATCTTGTTTTTCTTTTTGTAACTTTTTATATGCTATTCTAAGTTCAGAATCGAATTTTATTTTAGATTCAACTTCTTTTTGTTTCCAATCTTCAAGAAGTTTTAATACTTTTTGTTTGCATTTAGTTTTTTCTTCTACCTTTTCACATTTGGTAAGTTGTTTTTCTAATTCATTAACAACCATTCTTATTGATAACCAATCGCATTGTGCATAACAAACATTTTTTGGATATTTGCTTTGGTTTAAACATTTACTTAAACAAGAAAAATTAACTTTATTAAGTAAATAATTCATTACAACCATAGCCATAGGGATAGGTATTGGGACCATTCCTATAGTTAAAATTGTATTCAAAATCTTTTCTTTTCTAGGATCTCTTTTTGGTGGTTCAACTATCGCTTCGTTTTTTTTTAGAACAGCAAATTCATAGTATAGTTTTAAATGATTTCTGAAAGGTAGTTTATTTCTTAATTCTTTATTTTCTTTAATAAATGTAGAAATCTCTTCATTAGAAATATTAAATTTTCTAATTATACTTTCTGCTCTATATCTTGCAGAACCTTTAAATTCTGGTTTCTCTCTATTGTCTAGTTGTGATTGCCTTAATTTAATTTGAAGTTGTTGAACTCTTTTGGCCCATTTCATATATTCTTTTCTTAAACTTCTTTCACATTTATCAGGATTTCTAAAATCATCGCATTTACCAATATCAGATCTTAAATCATCTGTAATTTTTCTTGCTATATCTAATTGGCATTGATATTTACATATTTTTCTTTTCTTTGAAAATGGAATATTAGCATAACATTTCTTTTCACATGAGTCATTTAACTTTCTATAAATATAAAGAGCAAACATTGAAATGGGAGGGGCCAAACCAAAGAATGAACTTCCAGCAATAGCAGCAAATGAATATTTAAGAAATTTTTTAAATTTCCCTTCAAATGCTGTAACATCTTCTGTAATTGTTAATTTAATAATATCCGTATATGAAAGTTTATCAATATAAGAAAATAGTTTAACGTGTTCAAGAAATGTAGTTTGTTCTTTAATTACTTTACTATCAAGAACTAATTCTCTTAAATATTCTTGACCACATTCTTTTAAAATATTTCTTTCTTTATTAGTTAACATTTTTACTCCTTATTGTGGAACACTCTCAAAGAATTTAAAGTAAACATTCTGATCTATAACTACTTGTAATTGAGAAGAATCTCCTTTATAAGAAACATCAATATTAACTTGAAATCCTTTGTAATTAGGAAGAAAATTAATTGAAACATTTCTTATACTAGCTCGATCATCATATTTTTGAATAGTCTCTATAACTTCCTGCCTAATTTTTTCTTGAGTAATTTGATCGACTGGTTCAAAAACTATTTTATATAAGTTACTTCCATATTCTGGATCAAAAATATAGCTTCTTTTTGGAGTGATTAAAATGTTATTCCAAGAATTTAGAATAACTTCAATATCATTAATTCTTCTGAAGTCTCCAACTGGAGCAATAACGGAAACATAATCTGAAATTTGATTTCTAGTTCCTGCTACAGTTTGGTTAAATCGTTTTAAAAAGTCAGCCATTATTTTAACCTATAATTAGTTTTTATTTTCATTTTTTGATTCAATTTAGCATTTTCTTCTTCAATTTTCTTTTGACGTTCTTCTTCAAGTTTTGCTTTCCATTTTAAATAATCATAAAATCTTTTAACTGGCATTGCAACCACTTCGATGTAGGATTGGTGACTCATCTCCATACAAGCAAATATATTCTCAGACATTTCATCTTTCTGTTTAGAAATTTCCTCATGCTGAGTATAATGAACGAAAAAAGTTTTCCACTAGTTCTATATTATATATATCCTCTTTACTACAGCTTGGGCAAAAACTTTTCATCTTTAATTGAATACCATATTTGCCAAATTTATCTTCATATGTTTGATAAATAATTCTTTTATCTCTAGCTGGCAAAGACATATATGCATCAATAATATCAACTCTATCATCATAAATAATTGGCACCCCAGTTGTTTCTGGAGTGTGTTCAAATTTATCAATAATTAAAGTTTCAGTAATTAAATCCATTGTAGTTCCAGGCATATTACCAAGACTTCTAATTGCTGTTAACTCATCAAATAAAGTTGGTTGTTTAACATAAACAAATACTCCTTTACTTTTAGGTAACTCAACTTTATGTCTTTCTTTGATAATATCAGCACCTGGGTATGCAGTAAAATTAAATGTACTTGATGCTTGAACTGTAACTGAATGTGTGTTTGAACATCCTGAACATTTGACTTGATAATTTCTAATTTCTTCATAAGTTATATGATAAAGACCATAAAGCAATGCATCTCTATCTTTCAATGTAACAGTTTTTAGAAATGAATCTAAATCTGTAACATTATCTGGTTTAGTAACTAATGAGTCAAAAATGCATGAGTTTAAATGTTCAGCAACCTTAAGAGGAGTTACTAAACTACCTTTTAATCTTTCTTCCTCTTGTACGTTCATAGAACGCAAAGTGAAAGATTTCTTAGTCTGAGGAGTAATAACTTCATACTCCGGATACTTGATATTAAATCCTGTGAATGTCATTTTGAATCTCCTTTCGTTCGCTTTTACATTAATCTAGTATCAGAAATTTGTTTCTCAATTTTCTTGAGAACATTAGAAAATGTCTTTTGACATTGTTCTGGTTTTATAGTCTGAGCACATTTAGAAATATGTTTTCTAACTTCATTTCTTTTAGCCGCCAGACCATTGAGTTTAAATTGTTTTAAACATCCTTTTTTATCTTCTTGTTCTCTACAAGCCTGAGTAGATGGAGCAAAAATTTTATAATATGCTTTATTACCAGATGCTAATGCTGATGCAATAATAATAGCAGTAACTAAAAGACTTGCTTCCTGTATAATAACAGTATCTAGAATTTGCTTTCTATTAGCAGCGTACTC